CGACACGCAGAACAAGCTGAACTCAAAATTGAGCACAGCTGAATTTGATGTGCGAGCGTCTGGTATTAGACAAGAGATTGTCAACGCAACCAAAGACAAGGCTGACAAGACATTGGTGACGGCTGAGGCTGGACGGTTGAGGGAGGAGCTAGCGAGTCAGGTCGGCAGTGGACGTAATCTTTGGATTAACTCAAAGATTGCCGGCAATCCTGTAGTCGAAGCTCTACCATCTGGGCATATCACAGGTCAGAAACAATGTTACAAGCTGACAAATAACCAAGAATTATCATTTAACATTGAGCCTGATTTTAGCTCTCGACTGTTCCGCAAGGTCACCTTTAGCGCATGGGTCAAGTATGAGAATGTGGTCAGAGGTGCGAACAACTGGAACATGTTTAATTGCTTTAGACATTATATGTTTTTAAAAAATAGCAAAACAGGTACGGTTAGTGGCGTTAGTTTTCTTACACTCGCTGGATACGACGGCACGTCTGATTGGAAGCGCATCGTATTTACTTACGATTACAGCGCAAACAAAGGCTATGACCAGCTCAAAACAATTTTGAAATTTAATCTTGGGAGTGTTAGAAGCGGTACAGCTTGGATAACAGGCATACAAGTTGAATTTGGGGGTGTAGCGAATGAGTATGCGCCAGCTCCGGAAGATGTCGACAGCCTCATCACAGAGGCCAAGTCAACCTTTGAGCGGACAGCTCAAGGTTTGCGCACCGACCTGTCAGCGGTGCAAGCTTACGTCGCCGCAGACGGCACTAGATCAGAAGCTCTCCGCACTTTCTCCCGTGAGGAAACCGCACGCCAGATAACTGCCGAGCGCAAGCTCATCGAGGCTGGCTATGTGGGCATAGCGCAGCATACAGAGGATGTAAAAGGCATTAGCAGACGGTTTGAGGAGCTGAAATCCAGTTCTGAGACTAAATTGGCTGAATTTAGACAGGGCATTGATGGACAACTGGTCAGCGTGCAGGCTGCCCTTAATACAGCCAACGGATCATTAACCAGTTTTAACAACTGGAAGCAATCAGCGCAGGAAACCTTAAACAAGGTCGGCAGAGTCGAGACTGGTCTTAATGAGACTAAGACCAGTTTTGCGGAGTTTAAGCGGACGGCAGAAGGTCAGCTGACTACGATCACTCAGCAGGTAGCTGGTAAAGTCTCTCAAACATAGCTAACTCAACGAGCTAATCAAATCACGCAAGCTGTGCAGGAGCTTAGTAACTCAGTCCTCAGAAAAAGCCAAGTTAAAATCAACGAGGGCGGCATCATCTCAAGCGTCGAGAAGACCGTCAACGGCCAGACCTTGGCCAGCATGATTGCTCAAAGCCCAGAAAATGTTGAGATTATCGCCCGTTTGCTAAAAGTAAAAGGCGACATGATCGTCAACGGCTCTGTCACAGTCGACAAGCTGAATATCGATGGTGAGTTGTCAGCTTTGAGCGGGAAGCTCGGTAGAGTGACGTCTGGAGAAATCATCAACGAGTACGAAACGCCTTATGCTAGAGGTGAAATCAGAATCGCTGACAACATCCAGATTACGAACCACAACAAGTCAGGACCTCGCTCGAATTTAGGCAAGGAAGAAATCAAGATGCTGCCAAACGGCATCCTGATGCATGCTTACGACGTTAACGAGAAGCCGATCCATACGATGCAAGTGTCGCCTGACGTTATTTCCTATCAACGCCTTAACTACTCGCTGAAAGGCGGAGGGACAGGGTCGTGGGACTTGGCCTATTCAAACGGCTATTCTGCTCTCAATATCGATACAGTCAACCAGAAAATCAGGCTACAGGCTGAGTCTAGTTTGATGTGGGGCGTCAATGCTACGTTTTTGCGGATTGGAAATCTTGTGACGGTGTCTGTGACGCGGATTATCTGCAATATCAACGAAATCATAGAAAATGGTAAAGCAAGAGAGCAAATCCCAAGCGGATTTCGACCTATTTCACAAGCTCACTTAACCCTGACTGGTAATTTTAACACGACTATTGACGCTACTTGTATTGTGCATTTGGAAACCGACGGAAGCATTCGTTATACCAACAACAAGAAAGGCAATCGAGTTTGGACTGGCACAGTCAGCTACACAACTGTTGACGAGTTTCCGCTTGCTGGAGATGTACCAAAAGGCAAAATCATATAGAGAGGTATTTATGGATAGTAAATTTTATAATCTCATGCTAGCTGAGTATAAAAATCAGTTAGCTGATAAAACTTTAGGAGAGGTCGAGTTAACCGCTCGGCTCATCCTAGAACAGGACAAAAACGCTGAATTGCAAGCAAAAGTAACAGAGCTGGAAGCTTTGCTTGAAGAACAAACGAAACCAGCTGAAGAAGGAGAATAAACATGACTTTAGAAATCGTAAAAACTACAAAACTCGTTGGAAGCCTAAAGGTCGGTGACACAGTCGTTAAGACAATGACTGCGGATATCGATGATAAGGGTGTGACCACATTTACCGAATGGATCAATGACAGCGAGGCATACGCGGCCAACCGTCGCGAAGTGCGGAAACAAGAACAGGCATTTCAGGATGCGGTCTATGCTGCTGAGGATGCGATTATTGCGGAGTTGGAAGTTGGCTCTAAAGAGAAGAAAGGGTGATGAATGCAGGAACCAGATGGAATTTGGGCGATCATAGAGGTCGTTAAAGACTTTTATGAGACAGGGATCGATGACCATTTCTTTGTGTTTGTCTTATTCGTTTTGGTGATAGCTGATGTAATCACTGGTTTTTGTAAGGCTTGGGCGTTAAAAAACTTTTCGAGTCGCAAGGCTCGGACAGGCATTGTGACCCACTCAGCTATTTTTATCATCACAGCAATTGGATACCCGTTTTTTCTATTCGCTAATGCTGGGGCGTTGGCGGATATGATCATTACGGCATTGTGCGCCAGCTATGGTGCTAGCTTGGTAACCAATTTAGACATTTTGGGTCTAAAAATCCCTTATATCACAACGTTCATCAATGAGCGAGTGGATAATCACAAGACGAAGGAGTGATAAAAAAATATGAATCAAATCACAGAGCTTGTTTTAAGCTCAGCAATTGGCATTCTGACCATTTTGGCGGGAGCCATGGTTAAGGCAGTCAAGGAGTTTTTGATTGCAAAGGGCGGGGAAAAGTCAATCAAGATTGTAGAAATCTTGGCCAGAAATGCCGTGAACGCCGTCGAGCAGGTTGCGAAAGAGACTGGCTTTAAAGGCGAGCAGAAGCTTGCTCAGGCAAAAGGTGCGGTGCTAACCGAGCTTGAAAAATACAATATCTATATGACAGATAAAGACCTCGATGTCTTTATCGAGGCCGCAGTTAAGCAAATGAATGAAAATCTGAAAGGAAAATAATATGACAACAGTAAACGAAGCATTAAACGATCTATCAGCTTTGGTGGGCTCTGGTACACCCGTCGGAAATGGTGAGTGCTATGCACTTGCTAGCTACTATGAAACCCTCATCAATCCAGACAGCACGGTTGGATTAGGAGCTGGCGTTGGTTATGTAAGTGGCGCAATCGGTGACACTATTTGCGCTGCTAACATCGGCACAAGCTATGACTGGGAAGCGAACGGATGGACAGTTACTAGCGACGGAGTCTTGCAGAGCGGTCAAATCTTGACCATCGAGGGGACAAACTGGAACCCATACGGCCACGTTGTGGTTGTCGAAGCCATCGACGGGGATCAATTGGTTGTAATCGAGCAAAACTATGCTGGAGCTCGCTATCCTGTGCGTAATTACTATAGCGCGTCTGATTACCTCCAGACTGTGGCGCACTTCATCACGCCAATGCAGTCAGGTAACGAAATTGCTGAAGAAGCTGCTAGCTTAGCTGACACAAACCAATATGCCGAAAACGGCACAATGACCGTGACTGTGGATGCTATCAATGTCCGCCGTGCTCCTGATACATCAGGAGAGGTAGTGGATCGATACACCAAAGGCCAAAGCTTTAAGTACGATACGGTAATCGTAGATGCTAATGGCTTTGTCTGGGTATCTTATGTCGGCGGAAGTGGTAATCGCAATTATGTAGCAACTGGCCCTACTCAAAACGGTAAGCGTTACGGCGCAGCTTGGGGCACGTTTAAATAAAAAACGCAGCGGAAACTGCGAGAAAATATAATATAATTTCTTAAATTTTAATCTACCCCGGCCTGTTGGCTGGGGCTTTTTTATTTGCAAATTTTTTTAAAAAAAATTTAAAAAAAGTTAAAAAAGACTTGATT